CGCCAGCGTCATCACATCGGCGGGGCCAAAGTCGCTTGGCAGCATGAACGAAACAGATCCGCCCGCCTCACTGGTGGAAATAAGCGTCTTGCCGTTGGAAAACTCCGCAGTGAACTTGCCCGTGACAATCCCTTCCAGAATCGCCACCGGTTTGAGAGTCGTCTGACCCGCGTCACCGCCCGAAGCGCGGACAGCGGCGAGCACGACGGCCCGAATTAAAAGATTTCGGTTCGCTGCCATTCACAAAAGCGCGAACATTCACGCCGTTTCTTTATTTTCGGGTATCGCCACCAACTTTGCGGGAATCGCGCCCGGCTTGCCCGTCGCCAGTTTGTTGATGACCGCCGCCACCATGATTTGCAGTTCGCAATCCCAAAGATGGTTGTCCCGCACCCGCCGTTTCCAGACAAAATGCACGCGCCCGCGCCCGTCCACCACTTCCTCGCGCCGTTCCGCGCTTACCTGTTTCAGATATTCGCGGGGCGTCGTCTTCGGGATTGTCCATTCCCCCATCAGTCCGCTCATGTATGTGATCAACAAATCCTTCGTCGGGTTGTTGCAGAATCGGAACAGCGGCATAGACCGTTTCTTCGCCAGCGCCGTTCCCATGTACGGGTCAACAAATGACCGCTCCCAAATGCGTCGGAGCGTCTTCTGTAACTTTACATTGCGGAAAAGGAAATACTCCGAGTCATCGCCCTTGAACGCCTTCCACCGCGCCGCCATGCAGAATTTATAGACCTCGCTCGCCTTGAAACCGGAATCAATCATCGCATTTTCAATCGGCACATTGTAACGCCGCCGCACTTCTTCCAGTTCCAGCGTGCTCGTGCAGCGTCCGAACGTAATCAGCCGGGACTTCCCGAACGGCCCGAACGCCCGGATCACATACCAGTAATGTTCGCCGCCCGCTTCCTGCCGGTCTGCGCTCATGTACCGCGCCGATTCCTCCGGCCACACTTCGCCGAAATCGTAATCCTGTTTCCGCGCCTCAAGAAATTCAAAGTCCTCGATCACCCCCAGCGAATCATCCCACGGCTCGCCCAGGTCGTCGTTCACAAAAGATTTCAGCGGTTCGATGTTCCCGCTCCGCGCCGCCCGCCGCGCATTCAAAAACTTTTCCACCACGTCCCGCCACTTCACCCAGGGCGTCACCAGCGATGGCCAGGTAAAGCTGACGGTATGATGCGGCGCGGACGGGTTCAACTTCGTGAACTTCGCTTCCCGCGCCAGCTTGCGCCGGTCAAACGGCGTGTCCCGCACGATGCCATTGCACGCCGGGCACTCCCAGCGAATCGTTTCCGCCAGCACGTCAAAGTTCCACTTACCGTCCGGCTTCGTGATCTCGTTCGTGTCCCATTTCCATTGCTCGAACTTTATCAGCGAATACTGGCGGCAATGCGGGCAGCAGAATTGCAACGTCCTTTGGTCGCCCTTCTGGAAAAATTGCTCCATCAAACCGTTTTTCATGTTCGGTGTGGAAAGCAACACGCGCCGTTTGTTCCACTGTGCCTTGGTGCGTTCCAACGCCTGGTGAACATTCGCCTCCGGGATTTCCTCGACTTCATCCAGAAACAACCAGCGTATCGGCTTGGACTTCATCTTGCCCTTCGAGCCGCCGCCCGCGAAGTACAGGCTCATCGTGCTGAACTCGTATTCCATCACCCCGGAACGAAGCATCTGTTCCGCCACGGGCCGGCACTTCTCAAACGTCGGGCCGATACGGTCATTCACCGTCTGCTTCAAATCGTCCTTGGCATTCGCCACCCAAAGCGTCGGAGCCGGGTCTTCGGAGATCACCCAACAAAGCAACAGAATCAACGTCTGAGTCTTGCTGCTCTGCGTCGCGCAGCGGATAACAATCGTTTCCACCCGGTTGTCCGCGAAAACCTCCATGAACTCCTTCACCCAGGGCGATGAATCCAGCCGCCACTTCATGCCGCCGCCGATGCTCGAAGTCTTGTCAACCACAACGTGCTTCTCGCACCATTGCCAGGGCGAGAGCTTTTCACGCGGGCGGATGGCCACGCCAAAACCTTTCAAGAGCGGGTTATTCTTCATCTGCCGCCTCCTTCGTGACTTCCTTCATTTCCTCAACCCGTTGCGCGAGCAAATGCAGCTTCATCAGGATTTCATCCTCCATCTCGCGCAGGCGAATCTCAATTTCTGCGGGCGTCAGGCCGGCCAGCGACGGCGCGGCCTTGTGAATGGAGATCACCGCCTTGCGAATCTCGCCGCCGAGTTCCGCGCCCCATTTCTGCACATCGTCTGCGGGGACATATTGCTTTTTGAAGACGCCGATCTGGAATTTCAGCTTTTCGTTTTGAAGCAGAAGTTGCTGGACCTGGACGGCGTTTTTTTCCGGCGCGGTGTCGTTGATTATTTTCAGGCCGTTCGCCTTGACCCACTGCGTCCAGAGCAGGGCGTTGAATCTGCCGTTTGATTCCGAGCCGGGGTTGCCCTCCTTTTTAAGCCAGCGGTGGATTGTCTGCCGGTTGACGCCAAGTAGAACGGAAAGTTCAACCTTGTTCTTTGCAAATTTCTTTACCGGCTTTTCGTCGCCGTCCGTTTTGGCTGCGAGTGTTTGAAGCAGGGTGAGTTGCGCCGTGGTCAAAACCTTCCCGTGCTTCAACGCCTTGGAAATGTTCTGGTAGTTATCATCCAGCAACTTCTTCGCCTGTTTGGGTGTGACGGCCATTGGCAACTCTCAAACCACCATCCCGTTGATGATTTTGAAATTTTCAACGCGCCAGTTTTTCTTGAGTATCTCGATGAACGCAAAACCAAGATTCCATTTGTTCAGCGGCATGTAGCGCGGGTGCAGATCACACAGGCAGCCCACTGACCAGCAGGATATCGTTTTTTCCAATCCGGTTCCCGTGTGCTGACTGGTCTGATGAAGGTCGCCGCAAATGGCGTTGCAATTCGCCCGCAGATAAAGCCCGCGAGCGGCGTTGACTGGATTTTGAAAGGGAGAGCGAAATTCATGGCCGTGCAAAATGTACAGATCGTTGGCGCACCGAATCGGCTTTTTGTTGTCCACCAGTTCAATTCCGTAATCGGGCAGGTAAAGAATTTCGTTTAGCGAAAGTTCCTTAAGTCCGGCAAACTCTGGCACCCGCGCCCATACCCAGCGCCATAAGCGTTCCTCGTGATTGCCCTCTTTTAAAACAATCCGCGCCTTGGGGAACGTGTCCCGCAAGACTTCAAGAAAGCGGCGGGCGCTTTCCAGTTCGTCCACCAGAAATCTCCGGCGCGGGTCGCGCTCCCAAAAACTGACGCTGTGGAAATCGCAGAGGTCGCCGTTCACGATCACACAATCCACGCCAAGTTTAAGGCCGTGTTGAATTGCCAGGCGGCACGCATTGACGTTGTGATACGGAACGTGGATGTCGGAAATCAAAAGGGCGCGTTTGAATTGCAGGGGCACGACGGCCCACGGCTTGTCATCTGCCAGCGGTGGCGGCAGTGGAATATACCCATCTAAAACTGACCCCGCAGGTTTGTAAAATTTTCCAATGGAGCAGTGCTTCCTCCCGAATTGTCCATTCTGCCCCCGGAAATAGCGAATCGAAGACCGCGCCGAATCAATGTCTGGAAACAAAAGGGGGTGATCCTCGTTAAGTTTGCGGGCGATGCTCCGGCTCGGCAGATCGGGGAAGCGTTCCAGATATTCAAAGACGGTCGTGCCTACAATTGTGGCTTTTTTAGACATATTTCTACAAAAGCGCGAACATTCACGACCGCAATGGGATTACGACGCCAAAAACGCCCCATTTTACGCGGTTTTATCACCCTAAAATAAGTTACCGAATGTTGTTGACCGTTTTTAGATTTGTATTACAGTTCTGTAACGGTGAATGTGAGACGGCCAATAAAAAACCAGTTGACACCAGATGGGGGGGTGTTACGCTTCCCCTGTCCGGTGAATCAGGCCGGATCACTCATTCGTAGGCGGTGTAGTGAGCCGCTGAGTGTTCCAAACGGAAAATTCGAGCGCAGTAGGATAGCATGGCGGGTCACTCCGTTGTGTGATAAGGCTGATTCCCTTCCCGCTGCGCTCCTTTGTTTATAGAATCAGTATGAACAAGAAAATGACAGTAATCGCCAGCGTCCAGACGGGCGGCGGCAAGCAGCAGCAACTCCTGGCTTCATCCGATGGAACATTCTGGATGAAACATCCCCGGCGCAAGCCTCAAAAACTCACCCCGCGCCCAGCCGTGATCAAGTTC